ACAGAAACATTACGCGCTTCTGCGGCTTTATTATCATTACCCAGTTTGAAATCAAAAGCAGAAAGTTGATTATCAGAGAAATTCATGTTGTTGACCCTGCAACCAGATATATTAACAGTGCTTAGTGAAGACTGTCTCATGTCTATAAAACCATAACCTCCGCCATTCCACCATTGAATATTGGTAATATAGAAAGCGCTTAATGGACCAGCGCCCCACATGCCTATACCCTTCATGGGAAGGCCACGCAAATCCATGGTATTTAAATTATTATTACTTTCGTAATTTATTGATGATAGGTTAGGAAAAAGAGCAAAATTTATGGTTGTTGCTTTGGATTCACCGGTAGCCCAAGGAAACCAATCACTGTATCCTGCTCCACCTATAATCCATCTAACATTGTTTAGTTTTGATGATGCATTATTTATTTTTAATTCATTATTAGAAGTATATTGATTACCTTCAACATAATAATCAGAGCCAGAAACAAAGTTAACTATACTATAAGGTTGACCTGCATATTGTGTGCTATCAACAGGTATAAAATAAGATGATAGAGCTGTTAAGCCTGTTGTTGTGGTGGTTGCTAGTGTTACAAATGCCATGTTATGCGCCGAAAGTGAATTCGCCTCCTATAACTGTGCCTGCACTGCTTCCTACAGTGGTATAAGTTCGGAAACTCCAATCTTCAGGCAAATCATTAAAATTATTATGAAGAACATCCACATCAGGCTTGTACATAAGAGTTGTTATGTTACTTAATACACCGTTTAGATATTTAAATGATGTGACAAACACATAAAATAAGTCAGAAGTATCTCTTGCCAAATATGTTAAGCTATAAAAGCCAGTTTCACTGCTGTATGTCATTAAAGGCTTATCAATGGAAACTATTTCAATATTGAGATTGGCCGATATGAGTGAAAAATCATACAAGTCAAATTCAGTAACAACATTCACAGGATAGATTTGTGTAATTTTTGGTTGGTTTAAGTTGAGAGAGTATATGGTAGGATATATTATTTTCTTATTAGATGTACTAACCAAAGGAGCAAGAGTGGTAGCAGCAAAAACAAGCTCATTTTCTTTTTCATTAAACCATACAGTTGAAATTTTTTCAAAATTCTTGTGTTCACCTCTTTTAATAAACAGCTCATTAGTAGAAGAACCTCTTATGAGTTCGGTTGCATAATTGTATTCAATTTTATCAAAAATTAAATAATTTTCTGTTTCAAATTGTATAAAATCGTAATACAAATCAAAGTTAATTAATTTATTACCTATTTCATTTATAATATCATTAGAAAATTTAATTAAAATACCAGACAAGGCAGTAGAAACAGGCGCAATTATGGTTGAGTTAGCATTTCTATAATAGAAATCACCATAAGTTTCAAATTTTGTTTCATATATTGTTTTTCTTTCTGCATTTTCATATTGTGTGGTATCAGCAGTAGTTTTACCAACTGGCTGCAGTACATCATAGTAATAATTGTTGAGGAACAATCCTGATTGATTTTCAACAACATCCACACAAGGTTCAGTTAAATCAGAGAAACTACTCACCACAAAGAAACTTCCATTATACTGGGCAGATGAGAGAGGTGGCGCAAATAAGAAAGTACCTTGATATGCAAAGGTAGCTCGGTACCCTGGTCCTAATGGATTGACACCACCATCAACTAAAATATCATAATAAACTTGTGAAGTTTCTGGATTAAAATCAGAATTATCAGAAGGGTAATCTACAAGTAATGTAGAATTAGGAGCAACAAAAGTGAACCCATCTCTGATATTACAATCAAATGCGGTTTTTGAATAGTCTGAGCAAAAATTATCTGGTTGAAATCTATAAGAGTCTACATATGCAGGCAGTATATTAAGATTAAATTCTGGTATTCCATTATTATATGCAGATGCACTCAAAGGTGATGTTGCAGATAGTGCAGGACCAGGTGTATAATAGCCAGAACCTGGAGGAATATTGTTTACTGTTTTGAGTATTACTCCTGAGTAAGTATAACCTGATTCTGGAATATTTGTTTCATAATTAAAATTGTATCCCTGCTCATTATCATAAAACAAATAACCATCTAAAATTTTACAATCTCTAGATACTTTAGATCTTTCCAAGGCTCTGATACTATCTGCTGTATCCTTGGGTGGTCCTATTATTTTGTATAATCCATAGCCGTTTCCATACACATCAGACTTGTATTGCACAACAGTTTTGTTATTAAATGTGAGAAGAGATGCTACTCTCTTATCTATTGGAAATTCTATTGCTGGTATTAATGGGTAAGTGTCTTGATTTGCCCAAATGTCTTTTTTAAAACTTGCAAAAAATTCTTGAGGATCTATGTATCTAGATAATCCTTGATCAGAGTAGTTTAATGTCTGTTCACGGCTTTGATAACCTCGCATGGTGGGTACTAAAGGATCATTAAATACTTCACCAAATTTAAAACTGTTTGTGTAATCGGTTTTTATTATATCAGAATTTTCAGTGAACGTTAATGGTGAGTATTGTTCTTGCTTTGTATTGCCGGATACCTTACCATACAAATCAGGGTCTGGAAATATATAAAGACTATTAGAAGAAAGATTTACTGTGCATAATGAATGTGTGAAACTAAAATTTACAAATGTTAGAAGACCAATTTTATCTGGCTTAAAAAACAATCCTAAGTTTTTTGCAGTTGCAAGAAAATCAAGACTAGGAACTGCAGCAACTGTGGGCGTGTTTTTGTTCAAATAATTTGCAAATGGACTGTCAGCAGCAAATAACACACCTGAAACATAATTAGTACCAGTACTGCCTGTTGAAATATAGTAGTAGTCAGTGCCTATAAACTTCTTTGTTAATGAAGCTTCTGTATTTAAATTTAAATTACTATCTGAAGCATCGTTTATTAAATTTACAAAATCTCTATCTTTTAAGAAGTTTAAATTGTTATTATTTACATTATAGTTTATTGAAAAGTTATCACCTAATTGAATTAGATAAAAAGGATAACTTTTAATTGCATCTATTATGGCTTGGTCAAAATCTAAATACAGTTTGGGATTTATTTGAGAGGTATTGAAATCAAAATATTCTCCTCTAAACCCTGTACCGGCATCATATGCAGAAGCTGGTAGTGTACCCACATCTAAGTAATTTCTATATTGGTCATATATGTCTTCAATTTCTACTATGATACTATTACGCACAGAAGAAACTGAAAGATTAATGGTCTTGATGAGATCTACTATGTCTTGAGCTTCTAATGTTTTGGAAATTTCATTATAAATCAAACTCTCAAGACCATAGTTACTGCCTTTTAAATTATACTCTACTACTGTATTGGGTAGCTTGTCTCTTAATGTTGCATAGTACAAGCAAATATCTTTTACTTTGCCAGCAAAAAATGGCACAGCAATGGCCAAGTCTCTAGGATTAGTTGGATCAATGTTTTTTAAGAATCGTTTCTCATCAGAAGTAGTATAATTTATAATAACTTCATTTATAAGATTTAAATACAAATCTTTAATTGTTATTGATTCAACAACAGGTTTTTCATTCTTTTTTTCATACCAAGTAGTTACATAATTTTGATATCTTTGTAATAAGTCAGAAATGTTAGTGAATAATATTTTGTTGTATTCAACCCACCTAACAAAAGAAAACGGATGACTACTGTCTAGTACAACTGTTTCTTGATTTTTTGAAGTTATAGAATTGGGTATATTCTCTTCTATAAATCTATTGGTACTAGCCATTAAATTATTTAATTGTTGTATTGTATATTAGCTGCACTCGTAAATAGTTTTAATCCTTTGGTGAGCTCATAACTAAGCAGATTCTGCATTATTCCATCTCTATTAGCCCATAGCCCATAAGATGACAAGGTGGGTGATAAGAAAGTCATGGGATTATCCCAATCTATTATATTATTATAGAAAGACCCTTCTTGTTTGTCCACATATTCATAAAAATCATAGTAATTAGATATTTCTACACCAGACACACCTTTTGGAGCAACCAATCCCCATCCCCAATCGTAACTGTATGTGCTTAATGGTGCTGGGGCATTCATGTGGTAATAATATTTATAATATAATTCATTAGTATGTTACTACGTATGTGCTAAGAATACCTAAAAGAGTACATGCGCTGGGGTAAATTTGGTTCAAAGAGTAAGGTATAGCTGACAATACATATATAGAGGTATACAGAGGACTGCCGTTACTAAACTGACCGCGATCATTATTTCCTGCTATATAAATAGCTGTTGAACCAGTGCCGGAGGTGCCTGCACTTAAAGCGACTATACTAGAATAGCTACAAGGATACATTTGGACAAAATCACCTGGTATAGCAGAAAATGCATAGCTGATAATTGATGCATTTGCAAATCCTCTGCCCATTTGCCCGTTGGTATTGTATCCTGTTGCAAACCATTTTGTTAATGGTGCACCTGTTACATCATTTGCACTTTGAGCTATTGTTGTAAAAGTAGTAGAATATATGGTATACCAGTTGCCAGGTATAGCTGTAAAAGTTTGAGAATTAGTAGCGCTGCCATTTCCAAATACACCGAAAGTAGTATTATAACCAACTGCATACCACTTGGTTGAACCTGTGCCTAGAGGTCCTGCACTTTGCGCAAAAGTACATGCATAAGTAGAAGAGCCTCTGTTTGGTATCATATTAACCCAGTCGCCGGTAATGCGTGTATAAGATGTATAATTGCCTCCACCTCCTTGAGAGAAACCAAATATATTATTTGCTGTGTTTCTGCCTGCTGCATACCATTTAGTAGACGGAGTTCCATTTGGATTAGCGCTTTGAGCTATGCTATAACCATCACCAATTTTTATACTAGACCACAGACCAGTAAGAGGTACAAATGAATTGTATTGAGTTCCTACAGTATAAAGTGGGTCTCCAAATTGACCAAAAGCATTGGGACCTGTAGCAAACCATTTATATGTTTTGTTTCTTAATGAATTAGCGCTATGAGCAACAGTATAAGAATTACTATAGGAACAGCCAGTTGTTATATCTATCCAATCACCTGGTATTGCTGTTAACTGAACGCTAAATGTATTTCCTATTCCTAGCAAACCAAAATCATTAGCACCTACACCAAACCATTTAGTTGTGTTAGCAGAAAGGGCAAAATGTGCAGGTGATATACCATCATCAGAAAGAGAAAAGTTACTATACTGCGGTACAGAGCTTGCAACTGTAGATAAAGCTGTTAGAGTAGTCACAGTAGAACTCTGTATACCAAACATTTGATTACTGTTAGTACCGCCAAAGAAAGCAAGACGCCCAGCAACTGGTGCAGGTAATGGTGTTGGAGTAATAGTTGGTGTTGGCGTCGGTGTAGAAGTCGGTGTTGGTGTGGGTGTAATAGTCGGTGTTGGTGTGGGTGTATTGGTTATAGTCGGTGTGGGCGTAGGTGTATTGGTTAAAGTAGGAGTGGGTGTGATAGTTGGTGTATTAGTTGCAGTTGGGGTAGGTGTAGGGGTATTAGTAATAGTTGGCGTTGGAGTTGGAGTGAAAGTAGGTGCGCCTGTAGTTGTAGGTGTCGGCGTTGGGGTAGGTGTTCTAGTAATAGTTGGTGTTGGCGTCGGTGTAGAAGTTGGTGTGGGTGTAATAGTAGGCGTTGGTGTAATAGTTGGCGTAGGAGTAACTGTAGGTGTGACTGTTGGTGTTGGTGTTACTGTAGGTGTATTAGTTATGGTAGGCGTAGGTGTAATAGTTGGTGTTGGTGTTATGGTGGGCGTAGGTGTGATAGTAGGTGTAGGGGTAGGAGTAGGTGTAACTGTTGGGGTAGGTGTGGGGGTGGGTGATGATGTTAAATATTGTAAGGCTATTAAAGCTGATCCTGTGTTATAATAGTAAATAGTGAAATAATTGTTAGGCAGAGCAGAAAGTGTGCCAGTGAAACCAATGTAAATTGGGTTGGTATCTAAATATGTGTTTGCAAAATTGTATCCAGAAAGATAACAGTTGCTAAAATTATTGATGTCCAGATTGTTTAGAATAGAACAGCTGGCAGTTGGGCTAAACTGCAGATCAAAAGATGATACTGAGGTGGATACAATAACGTTAAAGTTGCTGTATGTATTGTAATCTGGTTGAACAATTTGATTATTAACAGTAACATTAATTACTGGTACAGGTGTTGGTGTTGGTGTTACAGTAGGCGTAGGAGTGGGTGTTGGTGTCGGTGTTGGCTCTTGTATATGATTGTTGACCAAAGTATATTTGTTTGAAAACCGCTCGTATGCTACTATTGGAGTACCGGGATATATTATTCCAGAAACAGGTGATATTTTATTGCCCAAATTTCTCCCTATGTTGGGGTTTACTGTGTAGCGTTTGTTGAAATCTAAACCATATTTGTTTGTATCACCAAATAGATATTTGTGTTTAATACTCAAAAGATCTACCAAGCGTCTAAACTGAGGTGGGTAGGGGTAATTGTATTGTTCAAACTGCACACCAAGTTCATAACAAAAAGATATTAAACTATCTATATTACATTTACCTACATCAGAAATATTGCTTGTAAAGTTTGCTATTTTTTCATAAACTGTTTTACCAAGTTCATAAGGCTGTGCACATAAGCCACCTACTATTGTTCCTAAAAATTTATTAAAAAACACATCTCTATCTATTAGAATTTCTTGATATCTTAAATCATTATAAAATTCATTAGCATTAAAATCTTCATTTATTTTTTGAATATTGACAACACCACTGTCTTGATAAATGTCAAATGTTGCTGATTCCCCAGAAATATAACGAGTTACAGTGTAAGGGATCATGTACTTGTTTATCCATCTAGATCCATTCCAGTCACCATATGCTTGAAAGCTCTTTTCTTCGTATGCAGATGTTAAGTATGCAGGGACGAATGGAAAATCTATGTCCAAATAATCTACTGAAGTAATAGGCTGTGTATTTAAAAATGCATCAAAGTAATAAATTTTCTTATCAAAATTATTGAGAACCCAAATAAAGTTTGAGGTATCTCCCGCTATTCCGCCTATACTACAAATATAGTTGGTAGTATTTTGACCGGTGCCTGCATTGAAGTTAGTAAATGCTCCAGTATTTTTATCAATTCTAGTAAGCGTTTCTGTTGAATGGGCTATGTAAGCATTTTGATTGCCATCCAGAGCAATGTTACCAGCAAGCTTAACGCCTGAAACAGGAAAGTTGTTTGCTGGTACTCCATCCAGATTAAATTTGTAAACCAAATCATTTCTGTCTTTAATGCTAGGAGGATTGTATGCGTTGTTTAAAGCTGTTAGCCAGACATACCTGTCTCTATCTACCACAACTTCAACTGGTGATATTAATGGAGGGAATGGAATTGTAGTGAGAATACTTCCATATGTATTGTATTTTATAAGAAAATTGGATACAGGGTGTGTATAAGCTACCCAAACATTATCATCACCATCAGTATCTAAGGAAGAAGGCAGTAATGTATCTTCACCAGCATAACCGGATAATAATTCTATATTGTAATCAGATCCGAGATAATAGACGAGATTGGTTAAATTTGGATAAGCATAGTTCTTTAACACACCATCTGCAAAATTTATTTTAATACAAGAAACTGCATCAAAGAGAGATACCCACAAATCACCTTTACTATCAAGTGCTATACTATTAGGAGCTGCACTAGATAGAACTTCAGATCTAAGGTCCATGTAGTCCACACCAATTATGGAAGATACCGGGTAGGATGACAAGTTAAAAGAAGACAATATATTACCATATACGTCAAGCTTATACAGAGCATTAGCTACTGCATCACCAATCCAAGCTTGATAATCACCGTTTGTACCTGCGCCAGATGGAGCAACTGCCACACAATATGAATTGCCAACACTTTGTAATGTTGAAAATTGCTGACCTGTGCCAGAAAGGATAATTGAAAGGCTACCTGCACAATAATTAAAAATGTTGGTTTTAAAGATACGTTGCACATACCTGTAGTTTGGTTCACATATCCAAGCTAATAAACTATCTTTTGGAAAGTTGACAGGATCAATTACTGTCATTCCTGCAGTTATTTTACAGTTAATAGTGCTTTCAGTAGGTAAAAAATATCCTTTATAGAAAGAACCAACAGAACGTGGAATGTCTTCTGTAAAATCACTGTAAAATTTAGCTGTAGTTATTCTTTCAACATTATTTTTTACTAAATCTAATTGCAAATTAAATGTTGTAAGTAGGTTGCTTGTGGTATCATATCCTGTGTCTATTTTTAAACAAGATAATGCTGGATACGTTCTTGTTGTATAATTTTCAATGTCTTTCATTCTAACTACAAAAGGTATTTCTGTATTTTGCCAACTTATTTTAGGTATGTTAAAGTTAGTGGCTGAGAGTGATCCTTCTCCATCTATGCCATTAGATGTAATTGAAAGAACAGCTACTGGATTGTGTCTAACTTTAATAATTGGCTGCACAGCTGTTTGAAGTGTTTCAAATCCTTCAGGTGGGTATGGTATATAATCAAAAAGTTTATTCTTAAATGTGAAACTGTCATTAAAGTCAGCATTGTCTACTGTAGCAAATACAAATATAGGCGATTCTCTGGTAGAAAAGTTTTTAGTTCTGTCGTCAACATAATAAATTTCTGCATATCCTGTTGTTCCCGCAAAAATAGAACCAGTGTCTTCTTTGCTGCATCTTTCTAATATACCGTTGTTTAACCTGGCATAAATTTCTGTATCAATAGTAGAAATGGAAGTCACAATATTATAAGACTCTACATCACCTATTCTAACTTTTTCATAAAATCTTGATAATGAGCGCAAATGACTCCATTTATCCCTATTATATGCATTAATGTCAATGTAGCTTCCTAAAGCACCAGAAGCATATAAGTTGATTGTGAATTTATTGCCAGTTAAAGAATTAAAAGTTTGAAAACTATTTCTTCTTTGAATAATTAATGGATCAATAATTTTGCTAGCTGGTACGTCATAAATAAACCTGCCGTAATCTTTAAATTTTAAATCATCTGCAACAAAATTGAAAATAGAAACTGTAGGCTTGTAAAAATTTTCATATACAAATCCATTGTTATCAAAAACATTTAAAACTATTTTATAATTGCCTGGCCATTTATAGATATGTGTAGCTGTCAAATCAGCAGATGTAGTACCATCACCAAAATCCCATTGTAAAGTTTTGTTTGAGAGATAAGCATCTGTTGATAACAAGGTAGCAGTTGTAAAATCAGGAATACAGGTAAGAGGCGTGATGTCTAGCGTGTATGAAGAAAGAGAATTTTGACCTGTGTAATCTTTTATGTCAAAATAAACGTACGTGTAGTTTTTCTGCTCGGACATTAGAATTCTCTCTCAAGTAGTTGAATAGAGGGTGTAATTACTTTCACCTTATCAATAAAAGAGGAAGAATTGTTAAGGTAGGGGAATTTAAAATAAGGAAGCTGTGTATCCTGTGCTACTATGCTAATGTCAGTGTAAGGATATACAGGGTTGTATGCCAGAAAACTTATGCCTGGTGTGGAGTAAGTCTGGTCTGCTTGTATTCTTATGGTCTTTATACCTATTACGCCTTCTATTTTGTTTATGCTGTTGGATAAATCTGTTAAAGAAACTAGCTTACCTAGATTGTTTTGTGTAGTTGAGAAATAATTGGTAAATATTTCTGCTACTTGTTTTTTAATTGCTTCAGGGTTTCTTTTTGATGTAATTTCTCTTGTAACTTCAAGATAGCAATTGTTGGATATATCAGGAGTCAGGCTTTCATTAACTATTCTTACACCTAGATCAAACTGTACATAGACAGGATCGTTAAAAACAATCTCTGCAGTAGCCAGTTTGGTCTTGTTTATGTCATTAATAATGAGATTCTTTTGTGCAGCGTTTAGATAGTTAGTTCTTGTAGTAATGGAGGTAATTTTTTCTAACTTTGGTACTGCATATATATAGATATTATTAAAATTACAAGAATCAGAGAATTTTACTTGATTAAACAATATTCTTGATTCTAGGTTAGGCTTGGTAATACCCAAATCAAAGTAATACTTGACATGCTGACTTAAATAATCCCAATTGTTGACAACTTGTACTGAAGCTAGCAAGTTTCCATAATTTTTTAATATGTAACTAGTAAAATCTTCAGTAGTGATTAATCTAAACTGGCTCTTGAATGTATTTGTGGCATTGGCTTTAATATTTGCAACTGATTCTGCAGGTACAAACTGTGTAGAAGGATCAGGGTTTTCAAAGCTTAAAAGATTTAACTCAGCTTGAGTAAGTACTCTCAAGTTAGTTGGTGTGGTATCAACTTTAATAGCATTAAATTTGGTTGTCCCATAATTAAAGAGTGTGTTACCATTGAGAACATTAGGCCCAATTTGACCAGTTGTGCCATTAGAAGAAATAAAATAAATTGCTACTTCATCGCCAGCATTGAGTTGCTTGCCGTTTACATTATTACCAAACTTAATTTCATACCTTCCATCTTCATTTAATCTGATTTCATATTTTGTTGAGTTTGGTCTTTCTAAGAATAATGACTGTGAAGGCGACCACTTTACCCAAGTTGGTTTTGTAGCAGTATTGTCTTTTACATAAACGTCAATATTAAAATTATCTATAACTGTATTAACGTTGTTATTATCTACAGAAGTTATTGTCAATATCTCAAATGGCTCGCCAATTGCAAAATAAGAAGGATACTCTGTGTAGCTTCCTTGATACAGTAAATTTTGATCACTAAAGTCAGAAAGATATTCTGTACCAGAAATTGATTTAGTAAAAGTGAGGTCATTGTTAAAACTATAAACTGTACCATTAACAGTAAAATAAGAATACCGTTGAATAGTGTATGTCTCAGGTGCTAGTTGATTGTTAGCATAAGCTTTAAACGGTAACAAAGCTGTCTGATATCCAACTGGATTGTATCCAATTAGTTTTACAATTTTGTTTATATTTTCGTAAATAGTTGCAGTATTAAAATTACTTTCAGAAGCAGTTTGATTGAGATAGAAAAGCAGCACATTGTATGCATAAGCAATAATATCTATAATGGCTGAAATATTACTGCCTTCAAAATTTTGATCAGTGAATGTGGTATTGCTGTTTAGCCTCTTGATAATTAAACTCTTTAAAGACAACGCATCAAATGCTGCATAATTGTCTGTGTTTATCTGATAATTGTTATTGAGGGTTGCCATATTTAATTATTTAAAAAGAAACCTGAGTTACTCAAGGTTCCTACAAGCTGAAAAGATTGATTGTTGATTTGTGGTACACCTATTTCCATCAATATTTGATAGTACTGACCTTCAATACTGAACCCTACAACAAGATTTTTTATCTTAATTCTAGGTTCATAAGTTGCTATCCCTGTAGTTATATCAGTAGCAATATTTGATGCTATGTCTTCATTGACAGGTTCAAACAGGTATTTTACTAGATTCAACCCAAAATAAGGGTTTAAAAGCTTTTGACCTGGTATAGTTGTGAATAAGCTAACAATACTATTCTTTATAGCATCATAGTCTAAGCTATTGACTGCATCTTTAATCTGCTTTTTGCGTAAAAGTTCATTGTTTATCAGGTAATCGAACATTAAATCTAGTTTTATGTCAGAATACGTGAATCCACGGCTAACTACAGGTTTTTGATTCAAGGATCTAATGGTTATGTTAGCCATATTATTATTTATAAAAAAAATAAAGAAGGAATAATAAGCTTGTTGAAATAAATAATTTAAATGGAGAAGAGATTTAAAAGGCTTTACGAAGCTACCCTTTCAAGATATACGCGTGGTGGCTTCCTAACAAGTGATAGAGTGAAGTTCGCTGATAATGCATTGAAGAATGATTTCTTTAAGAATCAGCCTGATTCTGTTAAGCAAGCAGTGCAAGAGCTTATTAATTCAGGTTTAAATCTGAGAGTAAGAAATGTCAAGTCTGCTATGCCAGCAGTTATGGGTGCTGGTAATCCTGATGACTATGGTTATAGTTTTTCTATTGAAATAGTGCCTGAAATTGCTCCTGGTACCTATGATGTCAATAAATCAGTTACTGTTCCTGCCAATTTATTAGTTCATCAGAACGATGGTATCAACTTACCACCAATTCCTGATAAATTAAAATATGATAATAAAGTTCAGATTAAACCAGAAGAGGTAGAAGTAAATGATGATAAAACTCTATTAACACCCAGATCTAAGACGCATACGTCTGATGTTGGTGGTAAGCTTGAAAAAGGTGACAGAGAGTTACAGAATGTAAATACTCAGATTCCTTCTAAACCAGCAGAAGGTCAGAAAGACCCTGCTGCTTATACTGCACAATACTTGCCTAAGAGCTGAGTATCTGATAGTAAGATTACACACGCAAAAAAGTTAATTTCTTGATCTATTACAAATGCTGATCTGTACAAATGTTCAGCAACAATTAACAATGCTTTCTTCTTGTATTCTAAATCAGATTCATTCTCATCTATGAAGTTGAATAAATTTCTCAAAAGCGATACATAATCTGAATTAAAGGATTGTTCATTTTCAATTAATGCTTTTCTAAGAGAATTAATATTTTTGTCTTTTATTTCTTTGTAGATTAAGGAAAGTAGATCATTAGGGTTAAATTCATTAATCTTAAGCTTTTTGGATACAGAAAATTTCTGCAATTCATTAATACATAAACGAATATCGGGATAAAATTTTTTAACAAGTTCTAATAATTTTGCTTTTTGTCCATTTTCTATTTCAATTTTTTCTTTTTTGAGAACAGATGCGCATCTCTTAACAACTAAGTCCAGCGGGGGTGTTAGGTCAAGACTTTGGCATCTGCTTTGTAATGCAGGGATAATTTTATATTTGTAATTAGCAGTAAGAATAAAGCGTGTAAAACCAGCTAATTCTTCCATTGTATTGCGCAATGCACGTTGACCATCCATGGTAAGACCATCACATTCATCAAGAATAATGGTCTTTAAATTACCATCAAAGCTTTTAGTCTGAGCAAATCCGGTCACCTTGGTACGTATAGTATCAATACCGTTCTCATCACTTGCGTTAATATAAAGATATTGACACCCTAATAAATCATTTACTATGATTTTAGCGAGAGTTGTCTTACCAATACCTGGTGTACCTAGGAAAAGCAAATTAGGTATTTGTTTGTTCTGAGCAAAAGATTGAATAATCTCCAGATTTCTTTCCGATACAACAAAATCTTCCAGCTTATGTGGCCTATACTTTTCACACCAAAGGTTATTAAAGTCGTTTATTGTCATTTGCCTGAAGATCCAAACCCTTTTTCACCTCTTGCAGATTCTTGAACTGTGCCCCATTCAACATGCATTCCTAAGTTCATATAAACAACAAATTGAGCAATTCTGTCTCCTGATTTAATTTGATAATCTGTATCTGTTAAGTTATAGAGCTTGATACCAGCGTCACCACGGTAGCCATTATCTATAATACCAGGGTGAGCAGTTATACCATACTTGAACCCTAAGCCGCTTCTGCTCTCCACTTTAACCCAATAGCCTTCTGGAATATCAGCAAATTTCAATCCAACACCTACTACAGCACTTCCACGAGCAAGAATTGTTTTATCTTCAACACTATACACATCATAACCTGTATCAGATTCATGATTTTTTGTGGGTAGTTTAGCTAAATCATGTGTTTTTTCAAACTTTAAAACAGGGATATACTGTAAATTAGGATCCATACTCATATTTGTATTATAGTATAAGCTTTAATAATTCAACTTCAACAGTAAATATTATTATGAGCGATGAGCTAAATGAAATGGTAGGTGACTTGCTGAGTCAACTATCTGAAGCACAAACCAAAGCTAAAGAAGCAGAAAAAGAACAAAACCCTCTAAAGAAAGAAGAAATAGAAAAATTTGTAGTAGAGAAGGGTGGCAAGCTAGTTGAAGATAGTCTTGAAATGATAAAAAATGTTAAGGATTATATTATTTCTTCTCCAGAAGCAAAAGATGTAGATGCTTTTGCAGGGTTAGTTGCTGCAGCTAGCTCAGCTATTGATACGTTAAATAAAATTGTAGTAAATGACAAGAGAGCAGACACCATAGTTAAAACCAAGCAGATGGACATTGATGCTAAAAGAGAATTAAAACAAGATGATAATGCTACTAAACTCTTAGCTACAAGAGAGCAAATATTTAAAGCATTAATAGCAGATAATAGTAAGATTATTGACGCTGAAATAGTTAATTAAAACTTTTTAATACAATTGCTTATGTTTTTCAAGTAACCTGATATAGGACCTAATTGACTATTTAATGCAGACTGTGCTATGCTTGTAATAGACCCAACAATATCTGTAAGAGCAAAAGCACCTACCTTTGGAAGCACGCTGAGCTTTTTAAGAGCAAAATCAAAAATGTTAATATTCAAAAGACTTGCTATGCTAGTAGGTGTAGGAAGTAGTTGACTGAAATTAGGTAATGATGGAAACTCACAGTTCATGAGCTGTTGCTTAGCTGTTTCTAGATAATTGTTGAAGGGGCTTGTGTATTGATCTGTATTGAATACTCTATTAGAATAACCATTAAAATAAGAAGTATCAGATGGTAACTCTTTTGGTGTTTCAAAGTAATCAGAAAAATTAGGCAAAATTGAACTTGACTGAGTAGATTTTTTGTTAATTTCTAAAATTTGACTGTTTAGTATCTGGCTGTAAGATGTTAATTCGTCTGCTGGTATTGCCATAAAAGTATTTATTATGCAACGTTAAGGTTGTTTGTAATGTTAAAGAAGTTAGTTACGCCTGTATTAAAAACACCTGTATTAACACGTGGGTTAGAAAGCGTATTTTCATTGGTTTTATAGCTTAACAGATACTTGAACTTGCGTTGCAAGATATCCATGCTAACAGTGAATTTCTCTACATTTAGACCAAATAATATATCAGTTATGATTTGCTGATTTGTACCTGTTGCAGCAGTATCTCTAGGATTATACCCGTTAATATTGTTAATGTTGCTAACGTACTGCACGTAATTAAAAATTCTGCTGTAGCTAGATTTTAATCTATCAAAATATGTAGATAAATTGTTCTTTATAATATCAAATGTGTGTATATCGGTTATTAGATTAATACCATGCGCAGGATTAGAAGTAGGGTTGGTGTATGGATTTACATTTTTAGTTGTTAAATTTATTTTAGCTAAATTATTTCTCATTAAAATAGTATTCATTTCACTCAAATCTGTTGCTACTTCTAGAGTTGTTTTAGATACTTTGTTTCTTAACTGTACCGGTAATACATTTGGCGCTGTGTATAATCCTGTTGTATAGTCTGTAAAGGGAATAGTTGAATCATCTAATAAGCAGTTGCTGTTAACAAGTATGCCTATTGAGTCGCTCAATTCAGTAAAGAAAGATTGGTTGGATGTATCTATGTTGAAGGTGATTAATGTTTTTAATGGTTGAGCTGTTATCTGATATCTTTTGACCCAAAAATCAACAAAATCATTCCTTAGAATGGGCATTTTTTCTGAATTAAGTTTGCTGTAAAAATCACCTAAACTGCCTACAACATCATTATTTTGTAATGCAGTATAATAATCGAGACTTATTTGTATTTCTTTTTCAAGTTGGGGAAATAGATTAACGTAATTTGAAATTTTCTTTAATATATCAACAGTAGTTGTATAGTTTATATCTGCTAATTTTGGATCTATGGTTTTAGCAATGTAAGGGTAAGATGCAGGTAACGATGTTTTTTTAGCAGTAAATTCGGGTATACTTATAGTGTTGTCGGTAAGTGTGGGTGTTAAAGCTCTGCTAATTGTAGGTATAGTTGTGGTAGTAGTGGGAGTAGTAGCCGTTGATGAAGATGTATTACTAGTTGGTGTGTTTGATGTTACAGTTGTGTTGGGTGTTGTTGTTAAGCCTGCAAGTGCCCATGATGTATCAACTTCTGGAAGTGGTCCCCATGCAGTATTTGCAGTTTTGTTTTTACTAGGATCATATGTAGATGGCCCAGTTAAATCTAAAGGCTTTTTTTCAGTCTTTTTAAATTCTTGGTATTGTTTTCCATACTTTGTAGTTGGATCATTAAGCTCAGCAAAAGTATCATTTGTAAATTTCATAATACATTTTTATTTAAGAAGATATCAGTTGGAAGATATGTTTTAACACATACTAATTCATTTGTATATTTTGCATCTTCAAAAATATGGTTAACCTTAACTATAAAATATACACCTAAAAACTTGTTGTCAAAAGAAGTAGGCTGTTTATTATTTTCTCTATTTATGCCAATAAATTTGCCAGACTGTCTATGAGTTCCGCCTTGTATTTTGAATGTTACAAAATTGTTTAAATAAACATAATTTTTTAAATTTTTAGCTAAACCTAACGCTAGTCTTTGATTTTTGTCCAATTCTACAACTGCAAATTCATTTGTAGTATTTTTATTTTGTTTTCTAAAGCTACCAAACTGAAATGTAGATTTGCCTTGTGTGGTAAAGGGAGTAATATAGTTGAGTTTAGAAACACGTTCTAATTCATCTGTGCTGTTTCTGTAAGATTCAACATCAAATTCTTTATTATTGTAATTGTAAGAATGAATAATTTTACTGTTAAGTTCAGATTGTGAATAAAGACCTGCTATAAAATCAAAGCTATAGGTATCTAAACTGCCTTCAGACATAAAATATGGTGCGTAAGGTGGTGTAAACTCTACATTAAACACTGGTAGACTATTTGTACCAGTGTTTGTATAGCCTGCAACCTTAAATGTTTCAAGATAATCATTCCCTGGTACCATTACTCCTTCATTAAATGCAACAGCATTTTGAAAAACATCATAGAAACTTCTTAATGAATAAGTTTTAGGATATCTTTCTAATTGTAAAATGCATGGGCTATAATTTGAAGCAGGTGAACTTACATGCCTATCCCAAAGATAATTAATAGTGTCTATGCATTTAAAATTGCCTGGGGCTGAAAAGAAAATAGTTGTTGCTCCTTGATCAAAAGTACTAAAAGTTGGGTTGAATCCCTCATTTTTATCTAGCCCTTCTACTAGAGCAGCAGATAATGCAGCACCTGTGGGTATTCTTCTTTCTTCATTACTAAAATCTTGTATATCACCTTTATCTTTAACGTTTAAATAATTTGCAGTAGAGAAATAAGAATTTTTTTCACGTAATATTTCATAATCAAGATCCCAAAAATAGAGTTTCTTTAATTTACCATCTAATGAGCCATCATCAATTTCTTCTGTATTGTAAATAGCAAAATTGAAAGATAATAAAAAATATTTTTCTACTTCTTTATCAGTAGTATTTGCACCTGTTTGTGTGAGCTTGGGCATTATTTGAACTACAAGAACATCTCTTGAGTCACCATTAAAAACATAACTACCTTTAGTATTTTCTTTTGGTGAACCAGGTATGTAATACTGTGGGTTAGATGCATCTATTTCTGGTGTGTAATCGCTTTCAATGTTATCTTGTCTGTTGTCAAGTACTACGTAACCACTGTGATAAGGGTTATCAATACTATCTTCTATATTGAGAGTTTTTATGGAAGAAGGTGGTAGTAATTTTAATCTGCCATCAAAAGAACCAATAAACACTTTAAAATCATAAAAATTATTGTTTATTAGATAGGAAAAATCGCTGAAATTTGCATTACCAGCTACAGGTAGAAATTCACTCATATTATTTCAATTGTGATTTTATATTATTAATAATAGGTACAATAAGGTTTGATTTAATTGCTCTTATAGTTGTTCCTGATTTAGGCTGTAATACGGGGTTATTAATATTATTAACCAAGCATATTAACCACCAAAGTTCAATAGTATTATATAGATTAAAACTAATTAATGTCCAAGGCATTTTTTTAGGCACAGCATAGTAGAAGAATTGAGATGGATCTAGATTTGGAAGAAGGTTAATTTTTTTAATTATATTGTAGAAATAATAATTATCCGTATTTTTATACACTTTAAAAATATTTTCATATCTATAGTTGTTGAGAGGTATGAGCTCAGGTATATTATTTTGATAATTACCTAGGTCCATATTATCTGCCTCCTAAACCAGTTTGACTGCTTGGAGCCTGTATATCAGGCCATCCGCCAACGGTATAATTAACTGGAGTATTTGCACCAGATTGATTGCCTATGTTGTTGCCGCCTATATTTGAATTGCCATAAATACTATTACTGCTTTGAATTGTTTTATCAATATCAACAACTTGTGCATTTGCAGTATTGGTTTTGCCTAAAACAGTATAAGCCATAAAGTTTCTAGTTTCTGTTACAAGAGATTTTAAATTAATTTTAATCATATAAGCATCAGGTATGATTGCAAAAAATTCTTTAGTTTTGGCAGATGAACCTACACTTTTAATAATACCTCCAACATTGTTTGCATCACCAGGCAAATTCGCAGTTGTAGGGTCTACAGCGCTATTAATTGACTCTAGCTCAACTGTTTCTTGAACATTTAAATCAAATTTTAATTCTCTACGAGAGCCTTTAAAATCAACGCTAATACCAGTTATATAACAAAATGGAAGAAACTTTTGACCTGGTATTGTAACTTCGTACAATACAGGTGGTTCAACAAGATTTCTATTTATTCTGGCTGGTTTGTTTTGGTATAATAATAGAAATATAAATTGCCAATTTCTAACAACTTGATTAAAATCAATATTACCAGTATTAATTAGAGGGAATGTAAATGAGAATTCTTCACCTTCAGATGGAAAATTATAAAATTTTGCTTTTTCTTGAAAAGAAAAACCAAATGGGTGAGATATAGCGCCTGCTAGCCCTGCTATACTTTGTACCTGCTGAGCGCCTTCTTTTATAAAATTTAAAACATTAATATTACTATCATCACCAAAAATATTCTGTGATGAGCTGTAATAGTCTTCAAAATAAGGTAGAATATATTGCCACCCTGTGTTAACAGTGGGATAAAGGTTTTTATAAGCTTGTAATAGCGGTTGATCTAATACTGGATTGTTATCTATAACACGGCTTTTAAAAAAATCTCCAACAGATTGTGTTACTTGTTGACCTGTTGTGACGTTTTCTTGTACAGATGTTAAAGTTTTTAGAGAAGGGTTGTTTATAAAATTATATGCAGTTCCAAGTGCTCCTTCACCTACAGTTGCTGCAGTATTTGCAAGTTTTTCTAACAATTGAGCAAAATTTTGGCCTGTGGATCCTAAGCTTTTCAAATAATTAATTGATTCGTTTATACCTAATTTTGCATTAGCAAAAGAATAAGCTACTGAAGCAATAAAAGCATTTGTGTTGAGTCTTTTTTCTGTTAAAGTAATTTTTGGTGTTTCAGCACGTGCAGTTTCTCCTGGTTTTGAATACGTCCAAGGATAATCTCTAGCAACATTTACTGTAGTAATTTTTGGGTTTTTTGAATTAACAGGTACATTAAATAGATTGATATTTTCTGATGCAGGTACAAGTCTTGGGGCATCACTTTCAAATGATACAGAATTCTCGCTTGTACCTTTGTCGCTTTTGTTTAAGGTAGCATTATAATCAAAAGACCATAGCCTGTTAGCCATAATAATACTTATGAATACATTCTGCTATCTCTGTAGCTTCTAGAAGTGGTAGGTGTTAAGGTAAGGTTTGTTAAGTTTTTACTGTTATTAACAAAATTAGAACCCTTCTTACCTTGTTCAGCTACTGATTTAGTGTAATTGCTAAGTTCATTCATCATTTGTTGTGTTATAACTTTGTTTTCAGCTAGTTGTTTGCCCATGCTTCTGCCTGTATTTTCTACTACAGTCATGAGCTCTTTGATTGCACCTACTGTTTCTTCAGATCCAACACCTAATGTTCTTAAATCTTTAACACCAATGATGTTATCATTGGGGCTAAATGGTATGGGTCTTTGACCAGGTCGTGACAAGAAATCTTGTTGCATATTTTCCCAAGGGCTTGGAATGCCCTTTTCATAGCTTTCTTGAATTTGCTCACCTATGATTTCTCCCATGGTATCATTAAGTTCAAAGACCTGTTCAGTTAAATCAGCATTGAACCGTTCTTTGAGCCTATCTGCAGCTGCAGGGTCTTTTATAAATGGTGTGTACCTGGCTAAATGCTCAGCAGAACCAAAGATAAATTTATTAGTAGCATCAGGTATTTGTAGAATTAGATTAGCATAAGTTTTAAGTGTTTCTTCAAGAGTTTTATCTTCTTTATAATATAAATCTTGCCATTTTTTGAGTTGTTTAGCTACTGTATTTTGAGCATCTTCTGTACCCAAAATACCAAAAGAATAAAAATTAGTAACACCTTCACCCAAAGCTTCCATGCCTTTTTCATATTTGTTTTTTGCAGTAATTTCACCCTTTTCTTCTTGTCTTTGATTTGCTTT